TCTACATAAGCCATAATTATTTAATCTTAGTAAAGCCGTCTTCTTTAATATCTTTTTTAAGAATTTCAATTGCTTCTTCAGGAAACTCTAATAAAAAATCTTCTTTAATTTCTTCAAATTTAATTGCATCAATTTTTCCTGAAGCTAAATCTTCTAATGCAAGACGCATATCAATTAAACGCTCACCTTCCATAACATCATACTTACCTCCGTAAGCATGTTCTAAATCTTTTTTAGATTCTTCAATAAATGATTCGTCTTGAATTTTTCTATCGGAGTGAGCCATAACTTTATCTCCTCTAGCATATTTTAAATCTGCAAATACACTTGAAATTGTTTTCTTTGGTGGGTTAGCAGCTTCCATACCAGATACATCTCTATCTTGGGTTTCTTTCATCCATTGAAGTGCTGCATTAGCTCCTGTTTTTTCTCTTTCAGAAGAAAGACCTTCTGTAGAAAATTTTTCAGATCTTAAATCTTCAGATGTAATTTTTTTAACCATTATACTGTATCAAAATATCCACGACCACCAGCTCTACCAAACATAGATCTAGATCCATAAAGACCTTTAGCTTGTTTGTCAGCAGTTTCTTTTTGTTTAGCTGCCAACTCATCAGCTCTAGCTTTTTCTGCTGCTTGAGCTTCTGCTAATTGTCTTTCTAACGCAAGGTTTCTTGGTGGTGCTTTTGGTTTTTTAAAAGGGTTTCCCATTATCTATCTTCCTCAAAATCAGCATCCAAATCATCATCTAAGTCGTCTTGACAACAATGAGAGTCTTTCATTTCTTGAATTAAATCATCCTCTTGTGCATGAAGATCTTCCATCTCATCAATTATCTGTGCTAGTGATTTCTTTTTTTTGCCCATAATTATTCCTGAGTACAGAGTAATAGTCTTCATACCCTGCCTTCTTCAACGCACAAAAAAGCTGATAAGGTGTAAAGATCCACCATTTGTAAAATCCAATAAGCCTCATAATAAATGATACACAGGTATAATCTTTAATCCTTAATAACTGATACTCCTGTTTAATAGGACATCTAAGCACCTTAAAGTCTTGCAAATAGGTTAGGATATTCATAATTTCTTCTTCTTCTAAAGTTGTATGTATAATACCTTTATGAGTCCACTCGATATGATTCCATTTACCTGTAGTTGGAACATAGCCTAGAGCTCCACAATGTCTAAATCCTTTTTTGATGAAATATAACCAGTCTTCTCTAGGTTCTAATTCAGACTCATAGAAATAGACTAACCATTCCTTTTGAACAAATCCCATACTTTTTTTACCTTTCTTTTTCTATTTGCTTTAGCAAAGACATCCCATTCCTGTTTTACTACAGTGGGTTGGCTTCTTTCTTTTCCAGATAGAATAGTTCTACCTTCCCCAGCTCCCATCATTAAATATTGCAAAGCATCGTGACAGTGAGAATATCTATTCTTCATAGGTTTCTCATCATATCTACTTCCAGATGTTTGTAATCTTCTATAATGATATCCTCCATTAAATCCTTTCTTAAGATTAATGCATTGAGGATCTAATAGAAATCCAGGCTTACCATCTAAGAGTCTGCAAAGAGCTGCATCAACAGCTTCTATTCTTAATGCAGGATCATTGGATGGTGCTGGTATAGCTTTCAATCCATATGTTCTCATAATTTGAAATGGAGTTCTTTCATCTGTTTGAGATCTAAAATCTCCAGCAGGATCTCCATATATCATGACCTCATAATTTCTATATAATTTTCTTATCTCTCCTCTAAGTAATTCTGAAAATCTCATAACTCCCATATCAAAACAAACAAGTTCATTTAAGATATGCCATCTACCTGTAGTTAGTCTTTGAGCAAAGACAGCAGCAGGAGTTAATCCAAAGTCAATACCTATAAATAAAGGTTGGACAGGATTAGGTTCTAATTTTTCTTTTGCTAAATGTAATTCTTGTTTAAAGTTTGGATAGACAGGTTTGCCTTCTTCGATGCTACCGAGTTTATTTAAAACATAAACATCAATCCATCCTTTTGTTTTACCTCTAATAATATTCTCATAATATTTTGGAGTTAAGTTTGATTTGTTTTCAGAGAGAGTACTATAATCGTAACCTGTTGTAGTTCCATCTTTATCTTTCTTTTCTTCAAGAGCTGATGGTTGAGAATAGAAACTCCAGTTATCAGGTTTGATTAACATAAGAGCTTCATCTCTAGATATATGATCTGGCACGGGAACATCCCCTGCCATTATAGGCCACCAGTGGTCTTCTTCAGGTGCATTAGTATCTGCGATAACACCGTACCATGTTGCTCCCCCGTCACGCATAGATGGATAACGGCCCACACGCATAGTACAAGCATCAATAATGCTCTTAGGTATCTCTCTGGCCTCATTAACCCAAACACCTGTAAGTTCAAGTGATAGAAGTTTTTTAACATCTTCAGGCCTATCAAGAGCAAGGAATATAATTTCAATTTCTAAATCTCCTTTTCTAATATTGTGGGTATAAGGTACTGACCAAGCAAAATCTCCCCACTTATCTTCAGGAAACCAATCTAACCAAGTTTTAATGGTTGTGGTTCTTAATTGGGGATTTGTATTTCTAATTACTGCCCATCTAGATTTTCTTATTCCCTCTTTGTTCTTCTGCTGAAGGAGTGCTCTACGAAAAATCTCTATACAGCAACTCACAGATTTACCTGATCCAACTGGGCCTCTTAAACCTCTAAAGAAGTCATTAGACTTCATAAAGGTTTTTAATGTTTCTCCATCAGGTTTATATTTAAAATTAATCGACATTAGTTCCTACATTGGCTTTTAACATATTATAAACTGTTTCTTCACCAAATGCTTCAACTAACTTATCTGCTTCATAGTCAGTAATCATATGTGTAGGATAATGCTGTAGGTGGACTTTTTTAATAATAGTTCTGAGTCTTCTTCTATCCTTTAGACTCAAGCTCTTGAGAAACGACATAGCCCATTAACTCCTTAAATTTTCTCCATCTCATCTGAACCCTTGGTTCTTGATAATCTGAAACAAGAACTAAAAGATCTGCACTGCCTTGCCACTTTTCCATAGTGACAAATCCTTTAGCTCCTTTTCTAGCTTTACATTCAATGCTAAGTCCACCCATTATATCTGCATGGACATCATGAGGAAAACCTACAATAGCCCCAGACATAGGTTGTCTTCGAGTATTAATACCAAGTTCAAGAAATAACTTCTTGATCTTATTCTCGACTCTAGTACCCTTTCTTTTTGCTGGGTTTGCCATAACTTACCTTTTTAGTTTTCTTCGGTTTTGATGGCTTGTTCTTTTTCTTTTTCATATTTCTCCTTGTTTATTTCTTCATATGTTGCACGACATCCGTCTGGTGTTGCAGCTGATGCCTTTTGCATAGCTATAACATCATTATCGGCATTAAACAATATTTCTTTCTTAAAATGAGAATCGGCACGATTCCATATCTTAACTAAATAATTCATATAACTCTCCTTATGTTTTGTGGGTAAGGCGGAGTTATACTTAAAAAAAAATTATTTCCAACGCACACATTATCGCCCTTGTTGGTTGTATGGCTTATAATTTCTTTTTTCTGATTTATTCATCCTTTTCTTATGTCGGCCAATTTTCTTTTTGGTCGTTTTCACATAAGTATTTATTCCGAAGGTATTCTTCTTCTTTGACATAGTGAACTTAAAATAACCTTTATTGTGTGTACTACTCCACTAGTCATCTGTCGATGATAGATTTTCGCCCCCCCTGTCGGTTGGGCTCAAATCGAAAGAGGAAGTCCTTATACCGAAGGATTAAGTCAAGTCGATATTGATTTTAATATCGCCTTGTATATTATGAGCGACTTTATCAGGTGCTCTTAATCCTACTCTATCGAGTATATCTCGACTAGCCTCTAACTGAACATATTCAGAACGGGCTCCGTTAGATAACTCGATTAATCTTTTACTCGCACTTACTGCACCAAGTCCTAGAGTTTGTGCTATCCTTGATTGCATATAACTCTGTACCTTTGGTAATCGTAGTGTGCGAGAAGCACTTACTCTCCCTGCTTCAGATGACCCTTTTGTTGAATATCCTGCCTTTTCGGCTGCTTCCTTAATACTACACCCTGTTGCTACGATGGTATCAACTAATGCTTTCTGCTTGTCTGTTAAGTCGGACATTATTATTCTATTCTGCTCATATCGTTAGTGGAGAATTATTTCCTCCTTGTCAAGCATTATTATGATACTTTAGTGTTAAATGATACTCACAACACAAGATATGGAGATGACATCCGTCATCACTTACTTTTCCCCATACGCAATTTATAATCTACTAACTGTAATCGTTATATCTCCTATGGTCGATATAACTTCAACAGTTGTACGATTATAACCTTTGCGATACTCGAAAACTCCTTATCGTAGTTTTCTGCGTTTCTCATTATTGCTATGGGGCCCCCACACACACGGGAGTTAGTCGCTTTTATCACGAGTTTGCCTACTACTTCACTGCCTTCCGCTATCGCTCCAGCGAGGAAAAGTGGTCGCACCACGAGGGTGCAACAACTTTCCGCAGATGAAGTGTAGTTTACCTCGTGATGAATCTCCTACTTAATCCCGTGAGTTAAGAAATACGGGTTATTAATAATACATAAAGGAGATGATATGAAAATATCTGAAATGTTAGACTGGTATGAATTAAATATATCAGAGTCTGATAAGATACGAGTACAAGAGTTAGATAGTACTCGAAGCGAAGATAATGAGGCTGAAGTAAATGCCGATATAGGTAATATATTAGGTAATTACAATAGTCCATTATTAATAACTGTAAAAAAGGAGGCTAAATGCCAAATACAATAAACAGCACAATAGATGAAGTTAGAGAATTTGATTTTTCTAACGAAAGACTAGATTCTATGAGAGATACATTTGAATCTAGTAAAGAAGATGTTGTTAAAACTATTGAGATGTTTTTCACTAGTTTTGTTGCAACATTCTTTGAAGATAAAAACTGGAGTTGGCACGGAAGTGCTGATGCATCTAGATTTGTTAGTTCATTTAAATACCATCTTGATAGATGTCAAGAAAGTTTAGATAAAACTAATATGAAAATTCAGGATTTTGCAAGAGAAGATTGCAAGACTGAATTAGATAATAACAAAACAAACAAGTTATTATTTACTAAAGGTGCACAGGAAATAAATCTTGAAAGAGCACAATTCTTATTCGATACTGCTAAAGAGCAATATAAGAATATAATTGGCAAAGATTGGTCGCAATCATCATTGAAGAAAGTTAAAAATGATGTTGTTAAAGACCCTAAAGCACAAGCATTCTATAAAAATGCATTAAAACAAGGTACATTAATTTAAATTAATAAGCCACCTCGTTAGCCCTTCGGGGCTAATGGGGTTTTTTTTATCGCTAAAGAAAAAAAGCCCGTTGAGGAATGATGATACCGAATGGGTAATAGAATATTATGTTGGACTTAAGATTCAATCGGTGGCCTGAAAGTACAGAACGATATACTAGTTTAACATTTTATAAACCAATGCCTCACCCTGCCTAGGCACTAACGGGTGAGGTAAGTTTATAAATAACAAAATAGATGACTCAAGCATAGAAGAAGTGGGTAAAAAACAATTCCCAATTTGAGCAACTATGTAGAGTATCTTCTAGGACTGTTAGTCACAGAAGCGTAAATCCAAACCTTGAAAAAGGTCTAAACCTGAAATACTGGAAGCCGTATGTTAGACAGTCCATTAAGTTTAAATAAACAAAGGAAAAATATGAGAATAATACAATTATGTTTGATACTATCTATATTGATTACAATTATATTTGTAGCAATTATAGATGCAAGTCATCTTATATCTATGTTCTATAGTGCATTAGCATTGATTGTACTATTTGGTCTATGGTTAATGAGAGCAAATGAAGAATTTATAGAACATATGAACAATAAATATAAACAAAGAGAGGAGTAAATATGATGAAATCAATTCAAAATTGGTTAATGAATGTTGCTGCCAAATGGATTTGGATAGCAATAATGTTTCCAATTAGAGTAGTTTTAGGACTATGCTATGCAATAGCAAAGTATATGCCTCAAAAGGTTGAGATACCATATGAAATCAAAAGAAAGGACAAGTAATGTACACTGCTTGGAGTGTAGTCATAGTATATACAATAATATTTGTTTATATGTTAATGACAGTGCCATTATAAGAAATTTAAAATTCGAAAGCGATTTGGTGTCAAAGAAAAAAGTCGGCTCTACCATTTATCGCATAGGAGTAGGCTAAAACCCTATTGGTAAGATTGGCGATAGTCAATTGTTTGAACCTGCCCCCTAGTAAATTTATACTGAAAACCTTGATCACAGTTATATCTAATTACTACATGGGGGTTATCTATTAAATTAAATAATAAGGAGTATATATGTTAGAATTAATAATATTCATTTTGATAGGTGCATTTTTATTAAATTATGTACATCAAAAAGAATTAAAAAATAAACAAGAAAAATATTATGTATATGATGAAGAAGGTAACGAGATAGATGTTAGGGAAACCGTGTTACCGAGTAACATAACAAAGGAGAGTGATGAACAAAGTAAATCAGATAACAAAAAATAAGTTAGAAAAACTTCAATCAGATTATGGTGAATGTAAAATAGATAAAAATGATTTTATAGCTGGTATCACCGAGTTAGGTTTTACATCGCCTATGGAAATAGATATGTTGTATGATGAAGCCTGTGAAGGTAGATACCAATATAAATTAGAACAATCCAAAAAAAAGGAGAGTTAATGGAAAAATATACAATAGCACAAATCTTGGAAGCATGGGATGCAGCATTTGGTGAGAATATGCAGGTAGAGTACCCGAATTTTTTTCAAAGATTACAAGAACAAAATAAGGAGTCAAATGACAGATAAAATATATGAAACTAAAGACTATACTCAATTCAAATATTTGAGAGGGAATAGGTCTATTCATGAACCATGGGTAAGAAAACTTGTAGAACTTATTAAAGAAAAAGATCTACAGATACCTATTATAGTAGATGAAGCTATGAGAGTCCAAGATGGACAACATAGATTGGAAGCCTACAAGATTGTAGGGGCACCCGTAAAATATATTATAAAAACAAAATTTGCTTTAACTGAAGTTAGAGCTTTAAATCAAAACAATAAAAAATGGACATTGACAGATTACATGATGTCATTTGTTAAGTTAAATAATAAGGATTACGCATTACTAGAATGGTTTGTTAAAACTTATGAAATGCCAATATTGGCATCAGTTGCTATGCTTAATGGTAAAGGTTTTACTGATAGTAAAACTCTTAAAGCATACAAAGAGGGAGAATTTAAGATCGAAGATCTTGAATGGGGAAAAACTCAAGCAAGACGATTAGCTTGGATTGGTGAGTTTTTTCAATACTACAAAAAAAGACAGTTCATTGCTGCAATGTTATCCGTTTTTAAAGATAAAACATTTAAATGGGAAATCTTTAAAAAGAGATTAGAAAGCAATTCATCTAAACTTAAAAATCAAGGAAGTAGGAATGATTTTATAGTTAATATAGAAAGAATATATAATCATGGAACTAATCCTAAAAATAAGATTAGATTAGAACTGTACGACTATAAACGATAGGAGAAAAATGAAACCGATAAGAAAAGACGAGATAGAATATCTGTCAAATTATATTGACCGAAAATTCAAATCTAGAAGATCAGCTTTAGAATCTGAAAGAGAAGTTGAAGTTGATAGAACAAAGGATAAAAACTTACCTGCATTTAAATCTAAATTAAATATAGAAAAGTTACTTAAAACTGTTGTTCAATTAGAAAATGATTATTCTACATATAGAGATAACTATAGTAGAGAATTATCTTCTAAAAGAGAAAAAGTGTTAAACGCAGGTTTAAAACTTGAAAAGAAACTTGAAAACTGGTCTAAAATCAGAAATTGGAAAAATGATCCTAATATAACTGTTAGTGACCATGATAATAAAGTTTCACCTGTTAAATTAAATGAAGTTGATTCTTATATTGATGAAGTATGCAAACTAGAAACTAGAAAAGCATATGATAATTCAAAAAAGGGTGCAGCAATAAGATTGCTAGACTCCCAAAGAGAAGAAGCTGAAAACGCACTTTATTCAGGTGGTTCAATTCAAGCAGTTAGACAATATATTTCTGGTATATTTAAAAATGCTGGAATACCTGATTCAGTTGCTAAAAATCTATTAATGTTATCGGAGAAATAATATGCCAAGATATGCATTACATATAACAGATCCATTAAATGGAACTGAAACACATACTTTCAAACATAAACCTTCGTTTGAAGATATGTATAATCATTTAGATTGTGATATGATTGAAATGTCAAAAGCACATATACCTGAATGGTCGAATAGAAAAGATGGTTATACCGATATTTATTTTGACGAAGAAGGCAAAATGAAATCAATGGTGATACCGAATAAAAAAATTACAAAAGCATGGTCTGAATGGTTAGTTAAAACTGGAAGAACATGTATGCATGATGATTTTATTGCAGGTAAAGTAGCTGTCATTCAAGAAATAAAAGAAGCAAAGTGAAAATTTTAATAATATCCTTTGTATTATTATGTAGTTGTGGGTCAATTCATGATATTGATATTGATCCAACAACTACAGTAATTAAAAAACTGGTGCTACCGAAAGGAAAGTAGCACCAGAAAACAATAGAAAGGTATTGATATGAAAAATGTTTCTCAAACCCCTACTACACCAAAAGAAGAAAAAAAACGCACAAAAGTAATAAAGACATTAAGGATTACTTTAGCTGGGTTTTTATCATTATTAGTATGGGGATTACACTTTATAGGTAAAGTTACCGAAGTGATAGAAGATATGTTTAAACAATTAAGGGATAGATTATGAAGGATTGGAAAGACAAAAGAATCGATGCAATGAATAGAAAAATAAAGAATTTTAAATTTTCAAAAAGAATTATTGCCGAACATTATATTGATGAATATGATTTAGTTTTAAGATCTAAAGCAAAAAGCAAAAAAGAATATAAACAGGAGAATAAAAACAATGGCTAATTGTTATTATCATAGTAAATCAAGTGTAAAAAGATGGGGTGGTAAGACCGAAGATTACCAACCTATACACGACTGGATGGATGAAAG